GCGAAGAACGACGCAGAGCAGTTGAAGACGTTCGTGAATACGGTGCTTGGCGAGACTTGGGAGGACGAGTATGCGTCGAAGATTGGCGCGGATTCGTTGCTGGAGCGTGCTGCTGGTGAGGAGTATGAGCAGTATGTGCCACCAGTGAGTGCGCTGGCATTAACGATTGGATGTGACGTGCAGGACGACCGGTTGTCGTTGAGCGTGTGGGGCTGGGGCCGCGAGGAGGAAGGGTGGTTGATTGATCGCGTGAAGATTTATGGCAGCCCGTCTAGGCCCGAGGTGTGGAAGCAGTTGGACGAAATTTTGCAGAAGCCCTATACGAATGAGGCTGGTGAGCAGATGAAGGTGTTGTGCTGTGCAATCGATAGCGGTGGCCACCACACCCAGGAGGTTTACCAATACAGCCGTGAGCGTGCGGCGATGGGCGTGATTGCGATTAAGGGTATGTCGCAAAAGGGTAAACCCCCGCTCGGGAAGGCGTCAAAGGTAGATGTTGACTACAAGGGCAGGGCGCTAAAGAAGGGCGCACAATTGTTCCCGGTCGGTGTTGATACGGTCAAGTCGCTGTTGTTTGGACGGTTGAAGCACAACGAGCCTGGGCCTGGATATTTGCATTTCTTTCCGACGATCGGAGCCGACTACTTCGAGGAGCTGACAGCGGAGAAGCAGATATTGCGTTTTAGGAACGGATACCCCGAGCGGGTGTGGGTAAAGAAGAGCCAGGCTCCCAACGAAGCATTGGACGAGATGAACTATGCGTATGCTGCATTGCATCGTCTGTATCAGAAGATGGATAGACGGACGATATGGGATCAGCTTGAGCGGAGGGATGAAGATAAGCCAAAGCAGCCGGCGCGGCGCGTTGCACCGAAGCGGAGTTTCGTTAAACAGTGGTAAGGATGAGCGCTAAAGTGACGAAGAACAGGGAGATAGGCATCTGATGGGGATCCCTTCGTCCATTACTGCAGGCGTGGACGTGGTGTGGATCGATGCCGCGACCACGGATATTTTCGGCAACGACGTCACGAATGTTACTCATAATTTAACGTATTATTTCCGCTTGAATACTGCGGGCGAGGGTGCTAGCGCGACTGGTGTTGCGTATGAGAACGGCTGGAAGGTGACGCTGCCTGCTGCGACTAGCGCAGCGATGGACGCGAGTCCGAACTGGTACTTCCAAGCGTTGTTGACAGCAATTAGTGGCGGTGCGGTCACTGAGTACAGCCGAGGTCAGATTGAGGTTCAGGCTTCGCTGGTGTATGCGGGCTCGCCTGCCGCATTTGATGGTCGCACCCAGGCGCAGAAGGATCTAGACGCTGTTCAGGCTGCTATTCGGTCATTGATGACCGGAGGCGCGACGCAGGAGTATCGGATCGGCAATCGCTCGCTGAAGCGGTATGACTTGACTGAGCTGTTGGCGCTGGAGTCGAGGTTGAAAGCAGTAGTGGCACGCGAGAATAAAGCGAAGCTGATCGCATCAGGCTTGGGCGATCCAAACAATCTTTACGTCCGCTTCAATCAAGGCTGATGGGCATCCGTACTCAGATTTTGCGTCGTTTTGGCCTTCAGCCTGTACCGAAGGCGTTGCCGCCCGTGAGGCGCCGTAATTACGCGGGCGCAATTATCAGTCGCTTGACCAGTGACTGGATGGCGACTCAGGCCAGCGCTGATGCTGAGATTCGCACCAGCTTGCGGAAGCTGCGTGACCGCAGCCGCGAGATGGTGCGGAACAATCCGTATGCCAAGCAGGCAAAACGGACCACACAGATCAATGTTGTCGGCGCTGGCATCAAGATTCAGTCACAGGTTGCGGCATTGCGCGGCAACCGTCGCGATGAGCGGACTAACAACCTGATCGAAAGCAAGTGGGCATCGTGGTGCCGCGCGCAGCATTGTGATGTTGCAGGGCGTCATAGCTTCCATGTGATGGAGTGGCTGGCGGTTGGAGCGTTACCTGAGTCCGGGGAAGCGCTCTTCAGGATTGTCCGTCGTCCCTTCGGGGGAAGTCGAGTGCCATTGGCGCTCCAAATGCTTGAGGCTGATTACCTGGACGAGGAGTATCAAGGCCCAACCCTCGCCAATGGGAACGAATGGCGGATGGGCGTGGAAGTTAATGAATGGGGCCGCCCTGTGCGGTACGCCTTCCTCACGCGCCACCCAGGTGATTACTGGTTCCAGAATGCTCCTCAGCGAAATGAAAAGCATGTCTTCCTGCCTGCGGAAGATGTCATTCATCTTTTTATCCCTGAGAGGCCGCAACAACATCGTGGCGTACCGTGGTTCCACCCTGTGATGACGGATGCTCATCAGCTTCAAGGGTATGAAGAAGCAGCGGTGATCAGAGCGCGCGCTGGTGCCAGCGTGATGGGCTTTATTACCAACCAAGAAGGTGAGTTAACCGCTGACGATATTGAAAATGAGCGTCGCATCAGTGAGTTTGAGCCTGGGATGTTTAAGTACCTTATGCCCGGGGAAAATGTAACAGTTCCAAATATTGATTCACCGGATCAGCAATATGAAATGTTTGTGCGCAATAAAGTGCGCAGGTTTGCCAGTGGCTTCGGTTGCTCGTATGAGACGCTGAGCCGCGACTTCAGTGATACGAATTATTCAAGCAGCAGGTTGTCACTGCTTGAGGATCGGGAGCACTGGAAGGTGGTGCAGTCTTACCTGATCGAGCACTTCCACATGCGGGTGTTCCGTGAGTGGTTGGCGCTTGCGGTGTTGTCGGGCGAGCTGCCGTTTGATGATTTTGAGACTCGCCCTGAGCGTTATGACACACCGCGTTGGATGGCGCGCGGTTGGGATTGGGTGGATCCGTTGAAGGAAGTGAAGGCTTACAGGGAGATGGAGCAGGCTGGGTACATGACCAAGGCGCAGATTGTGGCGAAGCTTGGCGGTGACTTTGATGAGAATCTGGCTGAGCTAGCTAGGGAGCAGCAAGCGGCTGAGCGCTTGGGCGTTGAGCTTGATCGAGACATCGTGGAGCAGCCAATGCTGCCGGCGGATGCGCCGATGCCTGCTGAGGAGCCACCTGCACCAACCCGTAGCCGGAGGAAGAAGTAATGGGTGCTAAGCCGACTGATGGGATGAAAGAAGAGGCGCGGCGTTATCGCGCCTGGAAAGAGGAGGGCCGCAAGGGTGGCACTGATGTTGCCGCTCGGCGTGCGGGTCAGATTTTGAGTGGCAACGAGTTGAGCGATGAAACCATTCGCACGATGAGTGCATGGTTTGCTCGCCATGAAGTGGACAAGCAGGCTGAGGGATTTAGCCCTGGTGAAGAAGGGTATCCGTCTCCTGGAAGGGTTGCATGGGCAGCCTGGGGAGGTGACCCAGGTAAAACATGGAGTGATGCACTTGTGGCTCGTATGGACTCTGACCGTGAGTTGACGTCTGATTTAACTGCGCCACAGGTGCAGCTTTATGAGGCGTTTGAAGAAATTGCCGAAGAGCTTGGCCAATTTGGTCAGGATGCTGGACCTCATGGTTCGCACTACATGGCCGAGAGCCCGTTCGCTGAGGATGGGATGGTTTGCTCGAATTGTGCGTTTTATGCGGGGCCACGCGCCTGCGAAATCGTGAGTGGCGATATTGCCCCTGAAGGCGTCTGCAAATTCTGGATTATTCCTGAACGGCTGATGTCAGAGCAGCCCGAGATGGAAGAGGGTCGTCCTTATCCAAATGAGCATGCAGCAAGGCTGCGTGATCCGGGGCAGTATGACCGCTTCCGCCGTCGCAATGATGCAGGCGGCAAGGGTGTTGATTTTATTTTTGGGATCAAGGAAGGGGAGTCTGGCGCCGAGTTACAGGCAATTCGCTTCAAGCTGAGCGAGTTCACTGCTGCTGAGGCTCGCGCGTGGTTGAGCGAGCGTGATTATGAACCGCTTGAATTTGAAGAAGCGACAGGTGAGCGCTCTAAAGTAGAGCAAATTGAGGCTGAACCTGTGACAGCAGAACGTGCTGCTCCTGATGCGCTGCAGGAGGGCGATTTTGTTTCTTGGGATAGTTCAGGCGGTCGCGCTCGTGGTCGCATTGAGCATGTGATGCGTGAAGGCACGCTTGGCGTTCCTGGCACTGAATTCAGCATTGATGCCAGTGAGGAGGATCCGGCGGCCCTGATTCGCATTTATCGCGAAGGTGAGGCGACTGAGACGATGGTTGGCCATCGCTTCAGCACATTGACCAAGATCGAGCCAATTGGCGATCGTTCCCTGGAAGGCAAGTATCAGCGCACCGAGAGCGTTCAGTTCCGTGCTGTTGATGATCGGAGCTTTGAGTTTCCGTTCAGCTCCGAGTATCCGGTGATGCGGTACTTCGGCAACGAAGTGCTGAGTCACGAAATGGACGCGGCCGATCTTGGCCGACTGAATGACGGTGCGCCTCTACTGTTCAATCACGATCCAGATCGTGTTGTTGGCGTTGTAGAGCGTGCTTGGGTTGATGGGGAGAAGAAGCGCGGCTACGCCAAAGTGCGTTTCTCGCGTAATAGCTTCGCTCAGGAAATTCTTGCTGATGTCCGCGATAATATTTTGCGCGGCATCAGCTTCGGTTATTCCATCGACAAGATGGAAGAACGAGGCGGTGATTTCGTGGCTACCAGATGGTCGCCTTACGAAGTCAGCGTGGTCTCTATACCTGCTGATCCTACGATTGGAATCGGCAGGTCTCTAAATGATGAGACCGTGATTCAAGCGGCCCCCGCCGCATCACCAACACCTGAACCTGAAATGGAAAACACTCCAGATCTGGAGGTGATCCGGTCCAAGGCCGCAGAGGCCGAGCGTACCCGTATCGCCGCTATCAATGCACTGGGCGAAAAGCACCAGATGCAAGACCTGGCTCGTGAGCTTGTCGAAGGTGGTCGCACCCTCGATGAGGCTCGCGCTGCCGTCCTCGAAAAACTCGGCTCTCAACCCATGGAAGAACCCATCCGTTCTGCCGACATCACTTCTAATGATGTTGGCCTCTCCGATAAGGAGACTCGCTCTTTCAGCTTTGCTCGTGCGCTGAACTACCTGGCTAACCCCAGCGATTCCGCCGCTCGTCGCGCTGCTGAGTTTGAGATCGAAGTCGGCAAGGCTGCTGCTCAGAAATATGAGCGTGCCAGCAATGGCATCGTGATCCCGAACGAAGTGCTGCGTCGTGATCTGGTGGTGGGCACCCCCACTGCTGGCGGCAACCTCGTTGCTGATGAGCTGCTGGCTGGTTCGTTCATCGACCTGCTGCGCAATCGTCTTGCACTGGCTCAAGCTGGCGTGACCATGCTGACCGGCCTGCAAGGCAACATCAGCATCCCCCGTCAGACCTCTGCTGCTACTGCCTACTGGGTGGGTGAGAACAGCAGCCCGACCGAAAGCCAGCAGGCAATCGATCAGGTCAACATGACCCCCAAGACTGTGGGTGCTTATGTCGACTACAGCCGTCGTCTGCTGCTTCAGTCCTCGATCGATGTTGAGGGCATGATCCGTAACGATCTGGCTCGCGTGATTGCTCTTGAGCTTGACCGCGCTGCCATCTACGGCACCGGCTCCAGCAACCAGCCTCTGGGTCTGACCAACACCACCGGTATTGGCAGCCAGACCATTACCACCTACGGCACCTTCGCTGAGTACATCGGCATGGAAACCGATGTGGCTTCTGCAAACGCTGATGCCGGCAGCCTGCGTTACATCATTAACGCTGCTGCTCGCGGTGCTCTGAAGTCGACGGAAAAAGCCACTAACACTGGCATGTTCGTGTTCGAGGACAACGAAATCAACGGTTATCCCGTGATCGTGTCCAACCAACTGCAGAACAACGATGCTCTGTTTGGCGACTTCTCCATGATGATCATGGGTATGTGGTCTGGTCTGGATCTGACTGTTGATCCTTACGCTGGTGCTACTGCTGGCACCGTCCGCGTGATTGCTCTGCAGGACGTGGATGTGGCTGTGAAGCAGCCTGGCGCATTCTGCCTCGGCACCTGATCATGAGGGTCGAGATCCTGCGTCAAGTCATGGTCTCGGGGGAGTCGGTTTCGGCCGGCTCCTTTATTGAGGTGAGTGAAGCTGACGCAAATTTATTGGTTGGTGGCGGCAAGGCTGTTTTTGCACCTGCCGTTCAGGAGCCCGCACCTGTTGAGGTGACGGAAGAAGTTAAGCCTGAGCCGGTCAAGCCCGCGCGCAAGGCACGCACCTACGCCCCTAAGGAGGACTGATCATGGCCATTCTTTCTACTGGTCTGGAGAAGCTGCAGCATTTTGCTTTGGCTCCTACCGCTGCTCGCACTGCCAACCTGAATGGCACTGCTGTTGACATGAACGATTACGAGGGCGACCTTGTGATCATTCTTGATGTTGAGGCTGGTGGTACTTCGACTCTGGATGTCAAAATCCAGTCGAGCGATACCTCTGGTGGTAGCTACACCGATGTGACCACCGTGTTCAACCTTGACGGCACCGAGCAAGCGTCTGCTGCCGTGGCATTTGCCCAGGTGAGCACCTCTGCTGACAAGCAGTATCTGGTGTTCCCCAAGGGCGCTGCTAAGCGTTGGATCAAGGCTGTGTCTGTGACTGACACCTCCACTCACACCTATTCCATCAACGGTGTCGGCGTGAAGAAGTACGCTTGATAGCGGATGACGGACGGGGCCTCGGGTCACTTCGGTGACCTGAGGCTTTTTTGTGCTTAGAATTTTTCTATCGTCGCTGATTCAATGGCATTCACCGAAGATTTAAGTGTATTTGTCGCTGACTTCGGCGTACCGGTATCGGCCGCCGGCAGGACTGGGTTGGGGATTTTGGATATGCCTAGCGAGATGGTTGCTGATGGTGTTGTGCTGACGACTGACTATCAGCTGACAGTGGTGACATCGGATTTTGGCAGTTTTACTGCGGGCGACAGCGTGACGGTTGATGGGGTTTCTTACAAGGTGCGCTCGCCTGAGCTGATCGATGATGGCAAGTTCACTAAGCTAATGCTAATGAGGACTTGATTATGCCTGAGATTTACGGAAGCTGGGCAAGTAGACGTGAGAACATCACTGTTCTTGGGACGTTGACGGGCGTTGGATCAACTGC